ATAGATTTCTATGATGTCGGTGATGCCTGGGCTGAGTCAACACCAACCTTTGAACAGAAAATAGCAAGCCTAAAGATTATGGGTGGTGATGCCGATGTTGATAACTTCCTCAGGGCGACCAGGAGCAATATCCAGGACCTGGAAGCAGCTGTGGTTGAGCTCAAGGCTAAGGCGCTCAAGGACAAGTTTGAGGAGACCTTCGTCTACGGGAATGTAACTACTAACCCCAAGCAGTTTGATGGTCTGAGGAAGCTCATTGATACCACCACCCCCTCTAGCCAGGTGATTGCCATGGGGCCGACCGGGGCTACCCTTACCCTGGCCAAGCTGGATGAGCTTATTGACGCGGTAAAGGGCGGTAAGCCTGACCTCCTGCTTATGAGCCGGCGCTCAAGGCGCAAGCTTAACTCCCTGGTCAGGGCTGACGGGGGCATGATTGAGACCGATAGAGACAACTGGGGTAACTTTATTCAGTTGTGGGACGGCATCCCCATTGGCGTCAATGACTGGATACTGGATACCCATGCCCTTACCGGTGGCGTGGAGACGGCAACCACCGGAGACACCTGCTCCACTATCTATGCCTTCCAGATGGGCGAGGGGGCGCTATGCGGCTTGACCAGCCCCGGCCACATCACGGTGGAGCCAATAGGCTCACTGGAGACCAAGGACGCATCACGAACCCGGATTAAGTGGTACTGTTCGCTGGCGCTGTTCAGCTCAATCAAGACCGCCGCTTTAATCGGGGTTCAAGACTAAGATAGTTTCGGGGGAGCCTCGGAAGAGGCTCCCCAAAGGGAGGAAGAAATGCAAGATAAAGACGTGGCTCAGTGGAAATGCCGCTATCGGCTTGAGAAGAGAGAGGGCGATATAAATGCCTGTAAGTCCCCGGAGGGAAGGCTCGCCTTTCTGGAAAATACCAGGCCTTATGCGGTGATTGAGGGCGAGGGTAACTGCCTCTTGAATACCGGCATTGACGAGATGTGGGACTTGATTACTGGCGACTCGGCTAACTACTTCTCAAATACCAAAACTACGATTGGCGTTGGTGATTCCAGTACCGCTGCCAGTGCTACCCAGACCGACCTTCAGGCAGCGGCTAACAAAACTTATAAAGGGATGGAGACCGGCTACCCCACCTCTACTTCTCAGAAGGCGACCTTTAAGTCTAGCTTTGGCGCTAGTGAAGCCAATTATGCTTGGAATGAGTGGGTGGTGAAGCAGTCTGATAGCAGTAAGTGCCTTAACCGCAAGGTTGACGCTCTGGGGACAAAATCTTCTGGCACCTGGACACTGGAGGTTTCAATTACCTTAAGCTAGCAGGGCTGGCTGAGTAATCTGTGGGCTTAAAGTTTGGGGGGTAAAATGTCTACACTATACGAATACTACAACACGGGTGCTGATAGTGCCTTAAGCATTTACGCTGCAAACTGGGGGGCGCAAACCTTTACCCCTGCTATTGCTCATAAGATAACGAGTGTCAAGTTGCTTCTTTATCGCACAGGCTCGCCAGGGATTATCACTGTCAGTATCAGAGCCACTGATGGAAGCGGGCATCCGACGGGAGAGGATTTATGCTCAGGGACTACCAATGGTGATACTCTCCCCACGGGTTCACCTTATGAGTGGCGGGAGATAACACTTGGTGATGGCTATGACCTTTCGGCGGGTACAAAGTATGCCATAGTAGCAAGAATGTCAGGCGGAGATACTGACAATCGTTTCCTTTGGAGACGGGACATCTCTGGGTCGGCTTACGCTGGTGGCAACCTTGAGTATAGCACCAACTCTGGCTCTACGTGGACAGGGACTGGCCATGACTTTATGTTTGAGGACTGGGGAGAGCTGGCGGTAACTCAAAAGACCTCCTCCGATACTGGCTCTGGGGCTGATGCCTGTGTTTTGCTGGAAACGGGAGAGGCTAAGACCTCGTCCGATGTTGGCTCTGGCGTAGATGATACCCCAATGCCGAGCGCTACCCTGGCGGGCAGTGAGAGTGGCTCTGGTATTGACGCCCTTATTGCCCGGCTGTTAGCCGCCGTTGATACTGGCACTGATACCGAAGTCAGCACTCTGTTTACCGCCTTGCTCCGGGAGCTTGCTGCCAGCGAACGGGGAGAAGGCTCCGATTCCCTTGCCGCCAAGATAGAAATGCCAACCAAGGGGGGAGGTATGAAATTATGGACCTAAACATGATGAGAAGTATTATCCGGTGTGACCTTAAGGATGAGGACCCGGCGAACTACCGCTGGAGCGATGACGAGCTGGACCGGCACATCGCCCGCGCGATAAAGGAGTTCTCGGAAGCGGTGCCCCTGCCGGCAAAAGCCACTCTGCCCACCACCCCCGGCTCCAGGGTGATTGATATATCATCCCTCGCCGATAGGGTTATGGTGGAAGCGGTGGAGTACCCGGTAGATAATTTTCCACCCTGCTACCAGAGGTTCGCTCTCTGGGGGCACGCCTTAACCCTCTTCAGCGACGGTGTCCCCGATGGCGCTAACTGCAATGTCTATTACGGTATGCTCCACACCCTTGATTCCCAGGGGTCTACCGTCCCCGCCAAGCACGAGGACTTAGTCGCTATCGGCGCCGAGGGCTACGCCGCCGTGGAATGGGCTGGCTATGCCATCAATCGGGTTAACCTCGGTGGCACCACCACCCCTGCCGAGTTCCTCACCTGGGGTAATGAGAAACTAAAGCAGTTCAGAAGCGAGCTAAAGAGGCTGGGGAGAAGAAACCAGGTCAGAATTCACCAGCTCTACGAGGTGTAAATGAGGCTACTGGCTGGCAGCACTGGCATAGAGGTTAAGGAAAAATGATAGGACGACTGTATAAGTGGCTTTGGACCAGGATAGGGGGCAGACCCTGGATTTATATTATCCGTGATCACCAGAGGCAATACCCCCTGTTTTGGCTCCTCCTGTTCGGTGGTATCGGCACCCTGCTCGGTCACCTCTTCTGGTGAAACGGAGGGCATGATGAGACAGCTTAGTTCAACATTGCTTGCCGCCCAGAAGCAAACTACCTCTACCCCCTATGTCAGGGTGGAGGCATCAAACAAGCATGCCGGCGTGGTCAACCTGCGGTGGGCGAGGCTCTATGCCGGGGCGGAGGATGATTACTTTCACGCTGTGACCATGCCCGGCGATGGCTCGTTAATCAGGGTCAGGGTAACCCTCCCCGCTGACTCCAGAAAGCTCTATTGCCAGAGGGTAGCGAATCCCAGCCCCCAGTCAGACTTCAGCCAGTGGGCCTACGCCAGCCAGTATGACGTGGTTATGGTGGCTTGCTGCTCTCTGGGGGCTGAGGTCTCTATCTTCTGGATTAAGAGTGACCGGAAGCTCTACCATCTGAAGAGTACCGACTACGGGGTTAGCTGGGGAAGCCCCCAGCTTCTTGGTTATACCCCGACCACCGCTATCAATGGCATCGCTGCTGCGTATAAATCAAACGGCGATATTGCCCTGCTCTTTGCTGACCAGGCGACCCTCTACGTGATGAAGCGAATAAGCGGTAGCTGGGGGGATAAGGTCGCCTGGGACAAGTCCACCGGCAACCTCTCCGGGGTGGCCACCGTTTATAGCGGCGACTGGAACCTTTTTGTTACCGGTAAGGATTCAGGTGGTAATTTCAAGCTGTGGTCGCTGGTTTATGGCGATGGTGGGGATATAGCTGCCGGTGTCTGGTCAGAGCTTCGGGAGTTTGCCTCAGCCCCATCGGATGGCAGCTTTGAATACCGGTCGCCGTTTATGGATAAGCCCGATGCCTATCGCTGCTTCTTTGTTGAGGGGTTCAGCGGCACCCAGTCTTATAACCGCCCCTTCTGGTCACACTCAGCCCCGGAGACAAAGTTTATTGACAACCTCTGGCATGAGCCGATACCGTTCAACCTTTCCTGCCAGTATGGCATGGCTATTGCCCACCATGGTGAGTATTGCTGGCTATCTACCCCCTATGGGGTGTGGCGGGCCGGGCTTGTCCCGGAAAGCCTGGACTTATCCGCCGACATCCTGTCATTAAGGCTGGAGGCTGGTGAAGCCAGGGGCAGCCTTGCCGTGGAGCTAAGAAATGACGATGGGAGGTACGCTTCGCCGGGAGAGGGGGAAGTCGCCCTTGACATCGGCGGTCAATTAGAGTTCAGCCCCGGCTATCTTACCTCTCAGGGGGATGAGGCGAGCCCGGGGCTTACCTTCGTCATTAACGCCTATGAGCATACCAGCGCCGGCGGGAGGGCAAGTTTGGTTCTTCATGCCTCAGACGGCTGGAGTTTAGTTCAGGGCTGGAGAGCCCGGCACCAGTTTCGCTGGAACAAACAGGGTAGTGACATGAGCGTTAAGCAAATCCTTCAGTTTGTCCTCGCCAGGGTTGGGTTGAGGCTTGAGGTAAAATCCCAGTCATCGGTTTTAACCGGCTACTACCCCGATTTCACCATCAACCCAAATAACAGCGGGGATACCATTATCCGCCGGCTCCTATCCTT